CCAAAGTATCCATCACCATCATACTTTTCGTCGCAATAAGATACAATAACATCCTCAGGGATTTTGCGTTCTACCATACCTACGACTACAGGATCGTACAATAACTCCTCAATCCCATGCCAACTATACCAACCAGCACCATATCCTGGGCTATACAATACAGCCACATGTCCATCGCGGATTACTTTTTCCATATTATGCGGCTTTCTCAAAAGGGCTACGGTTTAGTGGTTTGACACGGTGATCAAATTCTTGACCAACATAAAAATCAATCAACCGTCGTTGGATCATAGTGATCAAATCACCATGGTCATCTGGGATGATGAACCTAACTGGACATTGGCCCCATGTACCTAATTTTTGAAATTCAGCAAACCATTCACGATGCTGCGAATTGGTTGCGTCAAATGCGACCCAAGGTCGGCCGATCAATGCAAGTTTACTCATTTATAGTTCCTTTTTAAAAATCCCATGTTTCAGCGTGTTTGTATATGATATAGCCAAGGGAGATAATTGTCAAGATGTAGTATTTTTACAACAGTTTCCAATTTAGCAGTTGGAAGTATTTCAAATCATCTATGCGTTTTGGTGTTCCAATACCAGCTACAGTTAATTCAGGATTTTTAAAGTGTTTATCCCAAATATGCTGTAATGGATTATTGATTTCTATTTGGATTTTATATCCCCAATTATTAGAATCTTTCAACCAATATTCTACACATTTAACTCTTTTATTTTTACGGGTTAGAGATTTGATTGGTGTCAATACGAAAGGAGATTTTAGTATATTGATTGAAGATGGTATCTCATTAAACTCTCTTTTTACTTCATCAAATTCAATATCAAATGAATAGAAATATGGTAATTTAGTTACCAATCTTATCATGGTATCTTGAAATTTATTACTATCACCATTAACATATTTTTGTAAATCTTTCCTAAATGGACTTAGTTGTAGTCCTTTTAGTGTCCACATAATAAGTTTTTGACCATAATATTTTCTAATTTTATTAGCCTCTTCTTTATCTTCAGTAGTTACCAATTTTACCACTTCATCATCTAAGATGTTATCTAATCTGATCCTATGTGGGATAGGAGGGTTAGAAATGATTCGTCTATGTGCAACGCTGATTGCCAATAAATCTTCAGTGGTTTCAATGATTTCATATCGTTTGATATGTTCGGAATTAGAATTGATTATTTTAAAAATATCATCTATTGGTGTAATTCCTTGTAAGTTCATATTGTTTAAATTAAGTGTTTGAGATGGATTATTCCCAAAATTCAAATTCTGTTGACCGGTAATTACACCGGGTACAGTTGTATAAACTAATGACATAATTATCCTATTGTAGTATCTTCCATGCCGGCTGATCTTAGCCTGACAACATGACCAAGCATAAAGTTTTTGCTTTCCAAACCTTTAAGAATTCCTAACCATTTATTTCTTAGTAAGGCTACCTCATTGATTAGAGATTCAAATTCAATCACTTCATCTTCGCCATCGGTATATTTTTCAGCATCACGGCTAGTCAATGCTCTATTATACGCTTCTAAATATTTTTGAAAATGTTTCCGGCGAATCTTCCTCAATTGAATATTGAAAAAGTTTAATACCGCTTCGATTTCCTGTAGTTGGTTGAAACGGTATTCGGTAATGCCAGGTAATGCGGAAATGTTCTTTTCAACATTTCCCCATATCTTAACATCCTGTTTAGCGGAAAGTAATTCAGATTCGTAATATGTGATAAAATCTGGTGTTACCGATATATCATTAGATACTTTTGTGTACCAATTCATTTATCACCAGTTGTCATCATCTTCATCTTCGTCATAAGAATCATCATATGGATCATTATCATCACCATATTGATCAGTCCACCCTTTTAATGCTGTAGTTAATTCAGTATTACCCTGAAAATGTTCTAGGATTTCATCTGGTTGATAGTCACTATCAATTAAAAAATCAACTAAAGAAGTTGCTGCATATTTTCTTTCATTTAAATCTATATGTGGGAGCAATGCTTCCCAAACTGCTGAAACAGTATCCAAAATCATAGTAATAGTTTTCCTAAAAATTAAAGTAATCTTTTATTTTGGCAACAACTGGTGCATCATCAAAATCGGATGAGAATTTATCTAAATATTCATTCAGATGTTTCTTCTTCAGATGATATTGTACTTATTTTATTTTGAGATTTTTCACGGAATTCAACCATTACTTTATCCAAACAATTATCATCATTAGATTCCCAACCTTTACGGAAAAATTTAATTACTTCCCCATCAAGAGTAGTGTATACCAAACGATTACCTTCTTTATTTAGCATACCTGATTTTTCAAATAAGTCTAGTAAACCAGAATAAGGACTCATTCCGGTCTCATAGGGAATCTTAACCTGAACACTTTCAAATGGTTTTGCATAGCGAGTTTTCATGATCTTACAAGCACTACGGATACCTCGTACCTCACTTACCTTATTACCATCCTCATCTTCTTTGAGTTTGAGCTTTTTCATAGCAACTACGATACTTGATGCATAGACGAATCCTTGACCACCAGAGATTTTATCATCTGGGTCAAACATGTCTTGACTTGCATAGGTATGGTTAGTAGCTACCAATCCAACATTATGATTACCAAACATATTAACGCAATTACGGACCAATGCGGTCAATGCTTTGGGTTTACGACCCATATCACCTTTCATGTCACCGGCGTCAAATTGATTAACATCAGTTGGTGTGAGTAACATACCTAATGAATCAATCACAAACAATACTTTAGGTTTATCCTCTGCGGGAAGAGTTTTGTAATCTGCCATAAATTTGCTAATTGTTTTAGCTACATCATCAATCATAGCCATATTCAATTTAAGCAATTTAGTTTCATCTGTGTCTACACCAAGAGCATGTAGCCATGCTTCGTCGAGGGCGTTTTCGCTATCAACTAGCACTACAAAGATACCTTGTTTTTGTGCATGACGGACCAAGTTTCCTGAGCAGATAAAACTTTTTCCTGATCCTGATTCTCCTGCAAATACAGTAACCTTACCAAGAGGTACTCCTTTATTGAAGTCACCTGAGATTAGATAGTTAAGTGCATAGTTACCGGTAGAGATCCAATCAGTTGGATCGTTGAATCCAATGCTAAGACCGTCGATGGATTTAGTGATTTCTTTACGAAATTTTGCGATATCGAATGGTTTTGCCATTTTAGCTATCACGCTCCATTGTACAGGCTTCATTTACTAGTGCTACAAGTTGGTCTACATTTGAACACATGATTTTAGCACTGGTGTAATCACCTTTTTTATTACGACCACTAACTTCAATCATAAAGCCGTTGTCGTACATATTGATGGTAAAAGATTCATTTACTTTTACCAGTTTATCGCATAGATTATTTACTTGTTTTGCTGTTGCCATTTCCATTATCCTTATTTTAACGATGTAACAATCCGTTATTGTATATAGTTGTAGATTGTTTGTCAAGGTATTCGGGGCATTGATCGGCAATGTTATCTATTTCCCAATCCGTAGGAAAATGTTTGAGAGCCGATCTTGCTCGGTCTCTGATCAAACTAGGGACTCTGGGAGTACGACCTGGGTCGCATAGTTCTTCTAATAGTTTCTTACTTGCCTTTATGGCCCGATATCTTTCTTCTGTGGTTGTCATTGATGTTTCCTTTTACAATTATCGCCGTGCCATCTTGTGTAGTTGCTTTTAATACATAAAATTCCGCAATGTTGACATTGATATTTTTGATGTTTAACTGTCCAATGATTTTCACCTGAAAGTTTAGCAGCAATTTTAGGATCACGCATTACATTCTTATCACCCAAAGCATATTCATGTTTTTTTCCTTTTTGAGAATTACTAATTTTTAATGCGTTTTCTTTCTTTTTATTTGGATGATTATCACCAGCAATGCTAGGTCTTTTTTGACCTTGTTGTGGGTGAACTGCTCCATCCAAATGTTTTGTCCAATGTTTTTCCCCTCGGATTGCGTTTGCGACTTTTTTAGCAATTAAAGGATCCTTCATTGGATTCTTATCGCCGAATGTTACATAAATGCCATCTCCGTTATGTTTGTTATAAGACATTGGATCATTTTTAGCATCTAATTTTTGTAAATAATTATTTTCCAAATTAATAATATATTCAGGATCACCTAATATTAAAACATCTCTTTTCCACTCATTTTGGTTTTCTAAAATTAACGGTTTAACCACACCACTTGAGCACAAATATCCATCATCAGGATGACAACCTTTTGCCGACCGCGAACCTACATACCACATACCTGTAGGCACATGAGTCCATTTATATAGGTAGGCTACAGTTGTCATCTTGACCTCTTATAATTAAGAATTAGTCTTATTTTGGCGAGCACGAATTAGTGCTAAAATGTCTTGAGCCTTATCGCTAGAGACAGCAGCAGGAGGAACCTTTACTGGTTCGGCTGCTGCAACTTCATCTTCATCATAAGATTCTACCTTCGGAGAATAAGTAGATTCTTGTTGAGGAGAAGTAGAAGATGAATTTTGAGGAGCATCAATTCCATATGGACGATAGTAGCTGCCCCATCGTTCAACATCATATGCCTGACCATCTACAGATGCTTCAAACATTTCTTTGATGATACGGAGTTCAGCTTCGTTTGGCTTTTTAGGCAAGAACTCAGCTATATTGAATAAGCCATGTGCCTCGATAGCTTGTTGTTCTGCTTCAGTAAGCGGGGATTCTTTACGAGCCCAATTTGATGTAGAGTAATCAGCATAACCACCCTTACTATTTTTCTTGATATTGAAGTCAAGACCACGCATATAATCAGTGGGCAATTCTTCCATTTCAGGATCCATCAAGCTTGATTTGATGATAGTAAAGATTTGTGGAGAGATAACAAACCTACGAATTGGATTTGCAGGAGCTTTATCTTCACCGATTGGATTTTGACGAACAAACCCTTGAAACAGATATGAGCGTTTCTTCCAATATTTGTTAGCCATTTCTTTAAGAGTTTCGTCTTTATACCATGGACGAACCTCAGCGAGTACTGGGCAACTATCACCATACATTTCCATGCACGGGACTTGAACTTCTACCCGTTTGGCATCAGGATTACCCTTTACGCCATTGAATGGTAGTTTGATGATTTGTCGTTCAGCCCAGAAAAAAGTATTTGATGCATTACCATCTGGTAGGAAGCGAATGGTAGCGATTGTACCTTCTTCCATATTCCAATGAGGGTAGATTGAATTATCTGATTGAGCACCTGGGGTGCGTTGAGTTTTATTATCTTGTGCTGCGATACGGGCACGAATATCTGCGAGGCTTGCCATTTTAATTTACTCCTTAAAAAATTGAGATGGTCTCTATAATTTGCTATTCGCCACATGCCACTGTGACTAACGAATCATAAGTATAAACTACTTACAGCGATCCGTCAAGTGTATTTATCACCATAATGGGAAAATGCGTTTTTTCCTATGTTTTTTTGATATTTTCCCTATGTTGTTTTTCTACAACGGATTTGACAATAATACCCAACCTGTGTAGAATAAATACTGTTGTGACTTAAATGGTATTT